CAAGGAAGAAGTCGCCGCCCTGTATAGGCGTTGTACGCTCGTCCATATCGTTTATTTTCTCAAAAGGCAGATAATCCAGTTCGTTTCTCAAAAACGCCTCTATGGTCATCGCTCTGTCCTCGTCTTCGGGTCTTTTTGCGCTGACTTTCGGCAACGGTATGGAGCTGTCAACCTCCGCTTCTATTATTTCGCCGACGATATTCCTGACATAATTACTTTTTTTCGCCGCTTTTCCGTCAATTCCCGAAATCTGTTTAGTGCCGTTATACAATGCGTCTCTTTCAGCCATTTTATTCAGTTCGTTTTCATATTCGGAACGGTTATTTCTTAGTCTGTCCTGCCATTTTTTCAGATTAGAGCCGCCTTTATTGTTTCCCATTTAATCACCCCTATAAAAAAGAACCCGATTAACGGCAATTGAGCCGATTAAAACGGATTCCCCCATCTTTTTATTAATTCTTTTCGTCCTTCGGCGTTTGAATTGTAATAGTCCTCCCATTGGTCGGCTTCCCAACGCACTTTTTTTGCATTTCCTTTTTCAATGGTCATTGCCTGCTGTCCTCTTATGCCGTATGTTATTGCCAATCCCATTACAAGGTCGTCATGTTCGCCGTCCTCTGCCTGCGCCTTGCCTTTTATCTTAACAAATGAAAGCATTTCACGAAGAGTTGCAACATCATTAATCAAATATGTTTCGTCTCTTATTATCTGCACCAGATTTGCGATTATAACCGGTCTTGTTGCCGTTGTAGTCTTAAAGCCGAAAGCCTTTTTAACCGCGCCTGTAAATGTATCGGGCGTTTCTCTGACATACTGTTTATGATAGCCTATCCTTGACAGTTCCTTTATTGGGAATGTTGAAAAGTTAGCCTCTATTCCGACCAAAGCGTTATTATAATACATACCCAAGCAATATATTTGCCTTGTATATTCGTCCTCGTCCATTGTATCAGACCGCAGTACCGCCACCTGTTCCCCTGTCGTATTATCAATGACATGAGCCGTAAAGTAGTCGCTGCCGTCTCCTGCCGTATCTCCGCCGATAACATAAGGCGTATTCTCTGTCGGTTCTTTAAATATCTTTATGCAGCCTTTTACATCTTCTGTAAATCGTGCCTGCTTAATACAAGCGCCGTCATATTCATATTCAAAGCCGCCCTGTTTACATTCACAGTCTTTTAAATCGTTTATGCGCCGTATAATCTTTTCGGTATCAAAGACGCATGCCCCCGTAGCAATAAACGCCTCTTCGGGACTTGCGGGATATTCCTGTTTAAACAAATTTATATCGCCGCCGCAGTTGTTTTTAATACACCATCTGCGCCAAGTAAGCTGATCCAGTGTTAAATTATACCGCTGTCGCAGTTCCTTTTCTTCATCGGTCAGCTGAAAACCGTCATAGGGCTTACTGTATTCGGACAGCTCGAACCACGGAAAGAAAACAGGTGCAAAATCATTCTCGCCGTTTACGGAAGCGTCCCACAGCCTTTTGAACTCGTCAAATCCGTTTGCCGTACTTTCGACAATAACCATTGTTCCGGCAGTAGATGGGACGGACTGTAAAAGACCGTTAAGCGTTTCCATTTTGTCGCCTGTCCAAAATGCGAACTCCGATATATGCACATTTGAGAACGTATCCGATCGTCCGACGCCGTCTCCGCCGGCGGTAGCGCATTTTATTTTTGAGTTTAATCCCTTTAAATCCTCACGCCTTGACGGCGCGTCAAATATTATTTCTTTTGCGTTACTTGCTCGCCTCTGCGGTTTCATCATCGGCGGCAGTTCGCTGTAAAACAGTTTGGACATATTGAAAAGGTTAGTTGTGGCGTCGTCTTTATGCGCGATAATCAGACTGTTTACATTGGCTTTCGTTGCCGTCCTATGAAATATCAACGCCTCTGTCAGTGTAGAAAATCCCATCTGTCTGGCTTTTAAAATAATTAATCGTATCGGCTTCTTCTGCTCTGCCTGCTGTCTGATAACGTCATACAGTCTCTTTTGCGGTTCATTCAGCGTAAACGGGACTATCTCATTATTTTTTGTTTTTATCTTTAAAAACTTCTCTATATATTGTTTTGCGTTTTTTATATTCAGCATATAACCGCCGTCCCTTTAATAGCTGTAATCGTTGTCCAGCTTACTTAAATAATCCTCGTAACTGATTTGCGCCTTTATTTCCTGTTTTTCAGTAAACATTCCCAGATGTTTTCCGAGAAGCTCCAAGGCTTTTAATTTATCTCCGCCCCTTATTTCTATTTCACCGATTAAAGGCGATTCCGCAAATCCTATCTTTGCCAGCTCTTTTACAACATCGTCCTGTTTTATCTCTGTACGCTCCGACCTTTCAGCTATTTTTTCTTCAATATACGCCGCAACCTTAGTGTTTCTTAGCAGCTTTGAAGCATTTACCGCCGCCGAATTATCGTTTTTAACGCTTTTATATGCCGCTTTGTATGCTCTGGTGGCATTAAGGTCGATTAAATATTCGTCTGCAAATTTTTTCTGTTTTTCTGTCATGCCACTGTATCACATCCTTTCGGGCATAAAAAAGGACTATAATTGAATACAGTCCTAAAAATCAATGAATATTTTTTTGTTTTTGTCTTTTTTTACTCTACTATTATACCACAGATAAATGTAACATTGTGTAACATCTTTCTTTATTGGAACTTTTGTGGATAGCACGCTCTGAATGCTTGTAAAGCTAATCCATGCAAACGTCTAGTGTGTACATACACATAACTCATCTCCACCGCTATCTCTTCAAGACTCTTATACTGCACATATCTCTTATACAGTATATTTATGTATACAGGATTATCCATGCTCTGTATCTCGTTTATAATCTTATTCCTAAGCATTAACATCGCGCCCAAATCCGAATTTATTTCTTTTTCCAAATCAACTATTCTCGTTATTTCCTCTGATAGCCTGTCCCTCGGCGTTGTCTGCACCCTCTCGCCGTCCGTACCTGTCGATATGCTTTCCAATGAAGATTTCAGCCTTTCCAGTTCTTCTTCTTTCTGTTCTATCTTTATTTCGGCAGTTCTCAGCTGCCTTAAATATTCTTTTGGCGTTTTCTTTTCCAACTACATCACCCCTCTATAGTTTTTTGTGTGTTTATACGCATAACCAATATAAAACCCACAAAATTCTATACATTATCTTCTTCCCTCTCCATTCTCCCCAGCTGCCTTTTGACCTTGAACCTCTTTATCTCGTCAACCTTGTCCTGGGCGTTGAAGTGCATTATCATCTGTTCAATCATTACTTCCACGTCTGCCATCTCTTCCAGAAAATGCGCTTTACTGTCCGTTCCGTTTATGTACCCGTCCGAGGCTTCAATCAGTTCTCGGCACTCTTCTTTCAGCTTTGCGACCTGCTCCGTTATGCCGTAGCGCTTAAGTATCGCTCTCTCGCCCAGTCTAAGCTTGTAATCCTTAATCAGAGAGTGCACGTTTGTTATAATCACCTCAAGGGCTATAGCATATATTAAGAGTTCTATAAAGTCATTGAAAGTCATTCTTCTTCACTCCAATCTATAGCCTGTCCGCACTCGTTACAACAATTACATTTTCTCTGGTCGTGTGGTTTACATTGTGTAGCATTATACCGCTGCCCAACAAACCATCCACACTCGGGGCATACCCAGTCTTGCCATTGCACATTTCGCCATTCGTGGGGCTTATCTCCCTTGTTTGTATGAGTTATGGATACTCCACTTTTTAATATCGGCGTCTTCGGTATCTGCTTTTCCAGTGCTTCTATAGCCGTATCTATTGCAATCGCATAATCTAACGGGTAGTTCCATTCGACTTCCGTTTTTGCTATTTTAAGTATTGTTATTGCTTCCTCTGGTGTCATTTCCCTCACTCCTTTATCAAATCAGGCAGATATATAGGACTGTTTTCAAAGGTTACAAAATCATATAGAGGAGTATTGACGATACTAGCAATATTTCCATCTTCGCTTGGTTGAAAAATACCCTCAGCAGAATATGTAGGTTTAGTTTCAAAAAACCAAGTTTGTTTATCATTATCTTTGTCCTTTGTAGCCCACGGCGTTCCCTCTGCAATCCTTCCCTTTATAGCAGTTATCTGCTGTTCGGTAAGAGTTATTTTTTCGGGTATTATTCTAATGAGTTCCGGGTGGGCTATCATTCTACATAAATTTTTTTCACTAAATGAAATATACCACTTATCATCTATATACATTTCTCTTACATCCCCTACTATTCTATAGGGACTACTACCATCAAACCTAAACTCCTGTCCCTCTTTTACTCCTAATATATCGCTTAGTCTGCTCATCTTAATCCCTCCGTTGCTTTCTCCAATTCTTCCGCTATACCTTTAAAGGCTCTGACAGCCTCGTACAGCTCCATATTCTTCTCGGCGGTTAATTCCCTGCATAATGTTTTTCGCAGTCCCTCAACGGCGTTAGCAACGCTACCGTAGTACCCTAATGTTTTGTACACCGTATTGCCGTTCTTATCCTCTCTATGTGTGTCCTTAAGCAGCGTGTAGTCCCTTGCACCGCCTGTAACGTAGTAATCGTCTATTATGTGTATCATTTCCTTTTCTCCTCCCTATAAAGAACTTATATATCCAACCACCCTCTTTCATGCCCGGTCTGTGTTGACACTTGACATTCATCGCCTATATGTAGTCAAGGGATTAGTTTTGAATTATTATGCGGTTTATTTTTTGCGACCGGTTTATTATATAAAGGGCTTATCCCTGTATACCTTGGTTTTTCTCACGCT